ATAATAAACCCCGCGCCGTGGGAGATCAGCGCGGGGGAGCTGTTGGCTCTGCGGCTTGGGGGAGGAGTAAGAGAAGCCGCTGCCAAGAATATGCCTGAAAATGGTGCTTGTGTCTATGTTAACAATCGACTAACGTGGGCGCACAAAAAGAGGAGAATAGCATGAAATATGGAAGCGTATGCTCAGGGGTCGAGGCGGCGACGGTGGCGTGGCACGACCTTGGGTGGGAGCCGCAGTGGTTCAGCGAGATCGACAAATTTCCTAGCGCCGTTCTGGCGCATCACTACCCAAACGTGCCCAACCTGGGCGACATGTCAAAATTTAAGGAGTGGAACGATGACCCAATTGAACTTCTTGTCGGAGGAACCCCATGCCAATCATTCAGCGTCGCAGGATTGCGAAAGGGATTGGATGACCCGCGTGGTAACCTCATGCTCACCTACGTTGCAATTGCTGCACGATATAAGCCCAGATGGTTGGTCTGGGAAAACGTCCCCGGCGTCCTGTCATCTAACCGAGGACGAGATTTTGGCACCCTCCTCGCAGCGTTGGGGAAAATCGGGTATGGGTTCGCCTACAGAGTTTTGGACGCTCAATACTTCGGAGTGGCCCAGCGACGCAGACGTGTGTTTGTTGTCGGATACCTTGGAGATTGGCGACGTGCCGCAGCGGTTCTATTTGAGCGCGAAAGCATGTCAGGGCATCCTGCGCCGAGCAGAGAAGCGAAACAAGAAGCTACCGGAGCAGTTGCAGATCGCTCTGGAGGCGGTAGCGGAGGCGGATTAGCCGCCGCCAAAGCTACGGGCGAGACGACACTCTCTGACGTCACAATGAGCATAACCGCAAGCTACGGGTCAGGGGGAGCGGATTTAGCGTCGAAACCGCTTGTGTACTTACAATCGCTGCCAAGCACATCGGGCGCCCTAGATACGCAATGCGGTGGCGGTAAGCTCACGCACCAATCCGCAAACAACGGCCACCTGATCGTAGAGCGCGACGTCATTGGAACACTTACGGCGCGTGGCCTCAACGCAATCGGCGCGCGTGATGTTGAGGAGGGCGTTCTGCATCCAGTGGCATTCCCCGCAGAGATGAGTGGCACTCAGGCAGCGTCAACGCCAGAGATATCACCAACGCTATCGGTGGGGCATACGACTGCGGTGGCAAGCGCATTACAAGTCCGCCGCCTAACGCCAATCGAGTGCGAGCGCCTGCAAGGGTTTCCCGATAACTACACGCAAATACCGTGGCGCAACAAAACGCCCGAAAATTGCCCAGACGGCCCCCGATACAAGGCGATGGGCAATTCTATGGCGGTGCCAGTGATGCGTTGGATCGGGGAGCGCATCAAAATCGTCGACGAGATTTAAACAACACCGCGTATTCCACGCTTCAACGGGCGGCTCCATGAGCCGCTCGACGCGCTTCCGTAGGCCATAGTCGTGTGGTCATTGGCCAACGCCAGGCACACAGCATCAGCGCGGTCGGGAGACGCCACGCCGCGCTTTTTCATCGCCTCCTTCGATTCCACTTGCAGCTTGCCCGCGCTCGTAAAGTGATACCGGGGCGCCGCTAGCTCCGCATACAGCGCGTCATCGCGCGGCAGCTTAACGTCCATACCCTCCAGCCACGTCTTGCACTTAAACCACAGCTCAGCGCGCGTGTTCAGGTACGTCTCCTTTTGCGTGGCCCTCTCAGACACGTTCAATCCACGCGCGGGCAGCCCCAGCTCGCGCAGGCGGTCCAATACGCCCGCCCCAAAGCCGTTGCTGTCCACGATGATCTCCAAGGGGCGCCTGGACGGCGGTGTCGCGTCCCACTCGGCCTTAACGGCGCCCGTGAGCTGCATCAGATCGAGATTTCGCCAGACAGTGAGCGGGTGGATCACGGGACCCTGCCGCTTGCACAGCACGCTGCTATCGTTGCCCTGTCGGGCGACGTCCAATCCCCAAAAGCCCATCGTCTCGTCGTGGATCTTAATGTCGTTGGCCATCGCGTGTTCGATCAACGCCACGGGGATCACCGTGTCCTCCTCAGACGGGGGAAAGTTGCCCAGGACGCGCACATGGTACGCGGGGCTGTCCTCGCTGTAGCGCCGCTTCATGTCCTCGACGAAATCGTCGGACACGCGCTTGCTGTCAACGCAGCTCACATGCATCGTGTGCCAATCGTCGCGCAGGCGGTTGTGCGTGTCATAGAAGAACCCCGTGTTACGCGTGGGGTTGCCCGTCAGCACCGTGGTGGCATTGTGGCCGGACATCGACCCAGAGGCAGCCTCAAACACGGCCGACGGAACACCGCTGGCCTCGTCGGCGATTAAAAGGACGTTCTCGCTGTGAACACCGGCCAACGCCTCCGGCTGCTCGGCGCGGGACGTCCGACACGAAATAAACGTGGCCTCCGGTTGGCTTTTCAATTCAATGCGGTCCGATTTAATCTCCAACAATTTATCAAAGGGGGGCTTTAGCCGCTTGGCCACATTTTTCATTTCGGCGAAACAGGCGTCAAACAACTGGGACGACGTGGGGGCCGTGACAACCGTTTTCGACGGAACGCGCATCAGGACGTGCCAGATCGCGGCCATCGCGACCGCCGTGGATTTGCCGACGCCGTGGCCAGATCGAACGGTTATGCGCCGCTTCTCTGGATCCGCGATGGCGCGGAGCAGCTCCTCCTGCCACTCGTCAGGCTGTAAACCGATGACCTCATGGGCAAACGTGACAGGGTCATCACGGTAGCGCTGAATCAGCGTCAGAAACGGATTTTCAGGGGGGCGTTGTGACATGGGGGTCTCCTAAATTTTTTTTACGGGGAGCTGTGGGGAGGTCGTTTGCAAAAGCACCGGCCCCGAAAAAACGCAGGGGGGGGTGATTCGCGCCGTTTCTGGCGCAGGTATGCAAAAACTGCATAGATCGCTCGTATAATGTCGATTATGTTAAATTCCACTTCTTGCATACGACATATAAATAAGGCGTTTGCGCGATGCATCGTATTATCGAGCTATGCAGAAACCGCAATGGCACAAGATGTTGTGTCAAACGGTTGTAATTGAACGTCCGTTCAGTTACGCGCGCGCACGCGTCCGCGTTCGTATGCCGATGCGTGTTTTCACCGTTAATCATCGCTCACGTCCTCCGCTTCCCCTTCGATCACGTCGCCAAGCAACTGCGCTGCCTGCGCGTGCAAATCGTTCACGCTGATATTAATAGCGACGTCCTTCTGCCGCGTGTCGTATTGGCTGTTCAGCTTGGACGCGATCCACTTGTCCGTGTCGACCTTCAGCCGGTCAGCGTTGACCGTTGATGGATCTGTCATCTGCGCTGTCTTGACCGCTCTGTCCGCGAAATAATGCGCAGCCTCCATCAACGCTGCCTCGTATCTGTCACGACGCCCAGGCGCGCTATCGAGCCAGCGATACCACAGCTTATGTCCTACGTCGTATTGTTTGCACAGGTCACGCATTGACGTTCCCGTCGCCAGTAGCTCGAACAGGTCATCCTCTCCCACCTTGTCCAACGCTGCCAGCTTTGCTGTCGCTATCTCGCTCCTAGCCATCCGTCTTGATCTCCCCGATTAGCGCTGAGTAGCCGCAGATGTCGACCCAGCTATCCGCCTTGCCCGGTGATTTCTTTGTCCGCGCAATCTTCATCAGCATCATCATGTTCGCCACGTCAACGACGGTGATGTCCTCGTCCAGATATGACGACCACAGCGCCGCAATGTCTAAAAAGTTTCGCTTTGCGTCGCCGTAATCTTCCGCACGATCACCGCTTATCAGCCGCTCCGCTTCCTGCAATATCTCTGACCTTTTCATCTCCTACCTCCTAAAACGGTATGTCATCACCGCCGAGATCCCAGTTGATCCGGCTGTCACCATCACGCATGACGCGCGTCACCTTCGCATCCGGGAACGCGCTGTACGCCTCGTTCAACATCTTCTCTGTCCAATCGAACCGCAGCAACCGCGCCGCGTCTTCAAAACTGTACACGCACCAGTGCGGGTGCTTCTTACGCAGATCCGCCCACCCGTGCATCGCAAAGCATGTTATCCCGCCGTCAATTTCCACGCAATACGCGTGCGGCGGTAGCGGCTTGTGCCCCGCAGCCTCTGCGGTCTGCTCTAGCACGTCCCACGCCCTCATGAGCTGCGCGGCAACCTTATTCACGCCCACGACGTCGTTAGCCTCCACCAGCTCCTTCAGCCGCTCGTAGGCCGCCTCAAATCGTCCCGCCAGTTCAGGCTCTACCAAGCTGGGCAGCGTATCGCCCCACTTGGCCGTCTTCTCCCGCGCTATCCGATCTAGCGGCGCAAGCTGTCCCCACACGCCCGCGCTAATCACGAACGCATCCTCACCCACCTTCACATGGCCAGCCGCATCTCTGCCGCGCTGCCTTGCGTTTGTTTTATTTACACGTTGCTTAGTCTGTCCCATTGCCAGCTCCCCTGTCGCTCCCACGTTTTACCGCACCTTGCGTGCCGCACTAATTACCGAACCCCGAACCCCCGCCGCACCTTCGTATATATATACGAGGTGGTGCGGCGGTGGCGTAATACGGTGTTTCCTCCGCACCTTCGGCAGT